CACATATACCACCAAACCAGAATTAACTGGGGGTAATCAATACTGGATCGGTTGTATTGTAGACGGCAGTGTTGGTTTAGGTTTGTATATTGACCGTATTGCGACTACCGGGAAAGTAGCTGGCTATGGCGCGTGTACGTACCCAAATTGGCCTACTGATACTGGGTGGCACACAATGACAGCGGTTACAAATAGAGACTATAGTTTGTATGCAGTTTATGAAGAGGCCGCGTCCGGCCTATCCATCCCGGTAGTTCAATCAATTTACCGCAGAAGGAGAATATAAAATGTATCAAGGAAAAATGGGTTTCAGTGAATGGGAAAGCGAACTATTCAACAAGGCAACCAACCTGAAAACAGCCGTGGACAATGCCTATATTCTCTACAAGAAGTTCTACGATTTGACATATGGACTGACTCCTGCTGATATTCTTGCCCTGCCTATTTTCACCGGATGTGAAATGACCGAAGCGGATATTGCTGCTATGCAGAACGCTGTCAACTCGATGGGTGATTTTTACAAGGCCATGCATAATGAATCAGTCGGGCAGGTTGACCGTTTCGGATACCTTGTAAAGTTCCTATAGGAGCCTAACCAATGGCAATAGAGATACCCACTAATACCGCGCTTTATATCCCCGTTGGTCCGTTCCTTGATAAGACGGATGGCATATCCCCTGAACTGTCTATAACCGTTGCCAATAGTGCAATCACGCTAATAGCAGGGGCCGCCGATGAGACAGCGCCGACGATAGTCCTTGATTCAGTCGCCGGGAATGATGGGACTAATACTCTCGTCCATATTACCAATGACGATGCAGGGATGTACTACCTGAAGCTTACCGCTGCGAATAACAACCGCTACGGAAAAGGGACACTGATAATCGAGGATACGGACACTTATGTGACGGTATTTCATGAAATTCAGTGGGTAAGCGTGCCATACTATAACTGGAAATACGGGACAACGCTGCCGAATGTCAACGTAACACAGATTTCCGGCGATTCAGATGCAGCCGACAACCTGGAACTTGCTTATGATGGAACAGGCTATGCCGGAGGAACTACCAAGCAGAAAGTTGATCTGGAAACGGTAAAGACCAAGGCCATCACGTGTGCCGATGCAATAACTATTTTAGCTTCAGTCGGTACAGCAGCGACAAGCACGGCGCAGACAGGGGATTCCTACGCCATTGTTAACGGAGATCATGGCCTGGTGAGTATCAAGGATGATATTGACGCGATCCTGGCAGATGTTGGTGATGCTTCAGGTTCTACCCTTGGGTCACTCTACGCGATCCTGGGGAACGCAGAAGCATCACTGACGAGTCGGACACCGGCAGCTTTGACCGCCAACGGGAACATGAAGGCCAGCCTCATGGAAATCCTTGCAACGGCCTTGACTGAAACATCCGGGTATCTGGCGGCAGGGTTCAAAAAGTTCTTTAATGTTGGTTCTCCAACTGGAACGGTAAATAGCCTCCCCGATGCAGTACCGGGCCAAACCGGGGGCCTGCCGACAACGAACGGTACAAAACTCAATCAAACCGTTGATGCCGACATGAAAAAAATCAACGGCCACACATTGGGCGGTGACGGATCGGGAACGCCGTTTGGCCCGGTCGATTAAAAAGGAGATTAATTCATGGCAACATTCACGAAATTCAATACCTTCATTGAGGCTGTTTTCGAGAAAAAAATTGACTGCGCGGCGGATACATTCAAGTTTGCCCTGACGAACACTCTCCCGCAGGCAACGCAGAGCGACTTTGACCCGGTCACAAATCATGCCGCTCCTGCAGCCGCAAATGGATACACGACCGGCGGCCACTCCGTAACCATCGCCTCATCCGGGCAGACCGGGGGGACTTACACGCTGGCCAGTACCACTGATGTCGTCATTACTGCGACAGCGGGCGGGATCGGTCCTTTCCGGTATGTGGTCCTCTATGACGACACCTCGGCGAATGATCAGCTTGTGAGCTGGTGGGATTACGGATCAAGCATCACGCTGGCCAACGGCGAAACTTTCACGATCGACGTAACGGCATCACTTTTCACGGCGGCATAGAGAGGCGGGCATGTCTTATCAAATCTGGGCACCGGGAATATGGGCAGAGGGAATCTGGGCGGAAAACGTCTGGGCGGAGGATTATTCTATCTCCGTCGAGTCCGGATCATTTGCCGTCACCGGAACCGATGTTGGCCTAAAAGCGGATCGCAAGCTGGCGGTTGGATCAGGGGCGTTTTTAGTCACGGGAAGCGACGTAAATCTTGCTTTTGCTGGAGTCGGCGCTTACACGCTGGCCATCGAAAGTGGTTTGTTCACGCTGACGGGATCGGATGTTGGCCTTATTGCGCGCAGGCAACTGGCCGTTGAATCTGGAGATTTTGATCTGACCGGAAGCGCCGTCAACCTCCTTGTTGCTAGAAAGCTGGACGTCAGCAGCGGTTCATATGCACTTACTGGAACGGCAGCGAGTCTTCTTTATTCCGGAGAAACGATCACCATCAATCCGGCCAGCACCATCAAGGCCATGGCCGGAAGGACGAAAATCAGCGCACAAAAAGGCACCACGAGAATCGGGGCATAAATGGACAGATTTGAATCATTGCAACCTGGGGAAGAGAGACAATTCGAGTTTGACTTTTCAAACAAGCTCGGCACGGCCACGGTAGCCTCAGCAACCACTACCGGGAAGATCGTTTCAACCGGCGTTGATGTCAGTGCAACGCTCCTCACGGCGGCTAAGCAATCCATTTCCGGACAGTCGGTGTATATTTGGGTTGTCGGCCTGACTGATGGGACCGATTACCAGATCACCTGTAAAGCTGTCGGGTCCGATGGCCAGAAAGTCGAACTGGAAGGTCTGGTCTTGTGTTCATCCGTGCCGGCGACAGCAGAAACGGCGACGACCGGACCGGGATGTGTTGTCGGACCCATTATTGAGCCGGTAAGCCTGGCGGAAATGAAGGACCATTTGCGCGTTGACGGGTCCGATGAGGATGAGGAAATATCATTGATTGCCATATCAGCGCGGCGCCATGTGGAAAATATCACCAGGCGGGCCTTGCTTACGCAGACTTGGGATTATTGCCTTAACGCATGGCCATCAACGGATCATATCAAATTGCCGAATGGCCGCCTTCAGAGCGTGACTTCCGTCAAATGGAAGGGCGCCGACGGGGCCGAAACAACCTTGACTTCCGGGACGGATTATCTTGTGGAAACCAACGGCGACGGAATCGGACGGGTTGTGTTGCCCTACGGAATGAGCTGGCCCTCCGGGACTCTGTATCCGAGCAATCCGATAACGATCCGGTTTATTTGTGGCTGGACTACAGCGGAGAAAGTGCCGCATGAAATCCGGGCGGCTGTGAAATTTGCGGCAGAGAATGAATACTACCACGGAGATCGAGCTGAGGTGCTTTTGCCGGTTATCAGCCGATTGCTTTCCAGCTACCAATTATGGGACGAGTTCACATGGCGATAATCACGACCAGTCCGAGCGAGCTGAATAAGAGGATCACGATACAGAGTCCAACCAGAACGGCCGACGGAATGGGCGGATGGACTGAGGCGTGGTCAACGCTGGCGACGGTTTGGGCCGCTGTGTGGCCGGTATCGGCTAAGGAAATTCTACAGGGCGGGCAGACCTCGATGGAGCTCACGCACCGAATTCGGATCAGATATCGGGACGGGGTGCTGGCCAGCCAGCGCATTCTTTACGGGACGCGCTACCTTTCAATTATTGGAATCATTAACCCGAGCGAGCGCCGAGAATGGCTGGACCTGCTCTGCAAGGAGAATGGATAATGGACGGCCTCCTGACCGCGATCATGACGAAAACATCCGGATCGGCGCTATCAACGGATGTCGGCGGCAGGATCTACCTTGACGACGCTCCGGATGGCAGTACGTTTCCTTACGTAACATTTCAAATTATATCAGGAACCCCTGACGATTCTTTCCAGGAAAAAGTCGATGAGTTCATCTTCCAGTTTTCGCTTTTTTCGGCGTCTTCCGGTGCTGCGGAAATCACTGATATGTATAATGATTTGAGGACATTATTTGATGATTGCACGTTGACAATTTCTGGTGCAACATTCGTGTCGATGCAACGGCAGAGCCTCACGACAATGATTGAGGAAATAACCGTTTCGGATGCAGCGCAGCGGATACGGCATTGGGCCGTTGAATATCTAATCAGGGTAGCAAATCTATAACAAGAAAGGATCGATGAATGGGAGATTTATCGGACAGGATCAAGAAGGCGCAGGAATCGGAACGCGAAGTAAGGCTGGGAATCGGGATCCCAAACAATTTTCCTTATATTCCTTCGGCGTTTTTTGATAGCTTTATAATGATGGATAAGCCGCCGTTTGTTTTTATCCGGTCGTCGGCGACGCATGACCTTGCCGGACTCAGGAATCAGATTGTCGAGCAGGCGCTTGCTCATGATTGCACGCATTTGATCATGATGGACACGGACCAGACTTTTGCACCAGACACGATCCCGCGTTTGCTGGCGCATAGAAAGCCGATTGTTGGGTGCATGATTTGCCGAAGATATCCGCCATTCGAGCCCCTGCTTTTCACCGGGGAGCTCGGACGGTACACCAGGACGGAAGGATGGGTCGAGGGCGATCTTGTCGAGGTCGATGCGACCGGGACCGGGTGCCTGTTGATCGAAATGGATGTTTTTAGAAACCTCCCGGCACCGTGGTTTTACTTCGGCGGCACAAAAGATAACCCGGTCGGTGAGGATATTGCTTTCTGTTCGGACGCACGGCGGGCAGGGTATCAGATTTTTGTGGACACCGGGATCCCGGCGGGGCACCTGTCGAGCATGTTGGTAACAACGGACACATGGAAGCTCTACACGCACCTTAAAGACGCGCAGGATGCGGCGAAAGCCAAGCATGAAGTCAACCACGGAGTTGTTGAAACCGTGGCGGAATCAGTTTATGCACCATAATAATCAAGAATCAGGGCGCTGTTAATGCTTGCCCTGAGTTAAGGAGGAATTGAGATGGCAGACTTCACACCTCGTGCCGGCAATAACGCAAAGGTCACAAAAGGGGAAAGCACCGTGCTCGGTATGGGAAACTGGAAGATGGACGGCATTAGCACTGACCAGCTGGAATACACTTCGTTTGGCGACACAGCCAAGAAGTTCATTTCCGGGATGCTGGATTATGGCCAGATCACGTTCAGCGGATTTTACGATCCGGCGGATACGAGCGGCCAGGACGCTATTTTTAAGGCGAATCTCAGCAACACCAAGCTGACCGACTTGAGGCTTTACATCAACAACACGTCCTATTGGTGTGCCAACCTAACAGCCGACTCCGCATCCGGGGCCTATGTAACCTCGGCGTCCATCGGGTTTGACAAGAGCGGCCTCGGCACCATTGATTTTACTTTGAAAGCAACGGGGCCTTGGGTTCTGGTGTAATTTTGAACGCCCTCCTGGGCAGAAAGGATTGTGATTCGAATGGCAGTTTTTGATTTTGAAAGTGAATCGCAAACAGGTGTTTGGTTCGAACTTGCGGGTGGGGGCCGGGTGCAGTTGCGGACGCTCGGATTCGCAGAATGGCGGAAGATTCGTGCAGCGACAGTGCGCCGGGAACCGTTCGTCCATGTGGTTGACGGCAAGCCGGTTGTGCTGAATCGTGAGCAGATCGACGAAGATTCCATGCTTGAAATGCAATGGGACGAGTCAATCCTTGCGTGGGAAGGTCTCATGGACGGAAACGGAAACGAGATTCCCTGCACGAAGGAAATGAAAACCGCCTTGATGACGATGCGTTCCCCCGCATTCCGCGACTTCTACGCCGAAAAGCTGAAAATCCTCATGGATGCTGAGGAAGCCGGAAAAGAGGCATCCGAAAAAAACTGATTGAATCCGCTGAATGGTGGTTCGAACAGTCGCCACGATGCGGATCATGTCGGAAGCTTTACGCGGCAAGGAATCCCCCGGTTGACCCTCCATGCGATGGTTGCCGGGTGGAACCTTTCCCGGAAAACGAGGACGCCCTGAATATCTTTTTTGTTGTCCAGACTCAGTTCATCCTCGGGTTGAATGGCCCGGTTGACATCAACCACATGGCGATTCACGCGGCCATGGATATTTACGGGATCGGGAACCGGAAGGCATGTTTCGAGAAGGTCCGCCGGTTGGCGCGGTGGTGGATCGGGAAGATTGGAGAAAAAAATGGCTAGGGTTGGATTCTGGCATCCCAAAGAGGCCGAGGATGTGATCATCGAAAACGCCATGGATCGGCTTGAGCAGGCAGGGGAGATCGTCGCACAAAAGGCACGAACCCTCGTTCCGGTTGGCACAAAGTCGCGCCCTATGTATAAAACGGGTCGATATGCCGGGTGTGAATGGACAAAACGGGATGCGGGGGCGCTGAAGAAGACCATTCGTGTCGTTCGGAAGAATGGCGATCCGAATCTCAATATCTGGATCATGGCCGGCAATAACGTCACCTATTACGCGCAGATTGTCGAGTTTTACACGCCATTCCTCCGCCGGGCGCTGGGCGGTTCTAAGGCGGCAATCCGGTCGGCCCTCGGGGTCGGCAAGACGGTTAAGGGGTAAATCATGGCAGGCGGACGCGGCGGGGCACCGGTCGGGCAAATCTTTGTCGAGATTGATCTTGACCGGTCGAAATACGACAAGGCGCTTCAGAACATGCTTTCGAGCACTGAGGGGAAGATTGTCACCTCAGAAAGGGCGTTCAAGAACCTGGGCGTCAAGACGGATGAGACTTTCACTCGAATGAAGGCGAACGCCGTCAAATCGTTCGAAGCAATCGCGCAGTCCGGGACCGCATCGGCAAATGAGATCAGAAGGGCGCAGGAAGCCATGAACAAAAAATTGGCGGCGCTCAATGAAAAGCAGTTCGGCAAGCAGCTGTCCTTAATGGATAAGATGAAAGCCAATTGGATAGCCCTTACCGCCTCCGCTGCCGGGTTTATTATTGTTCTATCGCAGGTCCAGAATGGACTAATTGCCATAACGCAGGCAGGCGTCGATATGCAGCGGATTAAGATTTCAATGGAATCTGCGCTTGGATCTGCTTCTGCGGCAGGAGATGCACTGGCGTATGTTCGCGGTGAGTCGAACCGGCTAGGGCTTTCATTCCAAGAGCAATCCCGATCATTTACTAAGCTGGCCGCTGCTGCCAAAGGGACAGCCCTTGAAGGCCAAGGAGTAAGGGATATTTTCACTGCCGTAGCCGAGGCCGCAACCGCCCTTCAGATGTCAACCGACGATGCCAATGGTTCTTTGATTGCAATTTCCCAGATGATCAGCAAGGGTAAGGTCTCGGCTGAAGAACTACGGCAGCAATTAGGCGAACGGCTCCCGGGGGCCTTTAACATTGCGGCCAAGGCGATGGGGGTTACTACCGCCGAATTGGACAATATGCTCAAGAAAGGAGAGATCATTTCTGAGGACTTTATTCCCCGTTTTGCCTCTGCTTTGAGAGACCAATATTCCGGATCTATTGAGCAGGCAAGTCAATCAACTTCTGCCGAAATTGAGAGGATGAAAACTGCCTATTTCGATCTTAAGGTGGCAATGGCCGATACCTTTGGAGATACAACTGTTTCAGCAATCAGAAGCGTTACAAGCGCATTACGGGAGATGAAGGAAATCATTCCCTTGATTGCCAATGCGGTTTCGTTCCTGGACCAGAGGTTTGGTGCTCTTGGGGAAAAGTTCAAGGCACTGAATGCTGCACGGGACAATATCTCCGCTGTTATAAGTGGTAAGCGTGACTGGAACACAGGGGAATATCTCAGGCCAACATCCGGTACCACAATGCCGATGAACGTTGAGGGTTATAGAGCAGCAAAAAGCCTTGATGAAATGATTTCCGGCCTTGGAGAGACAACGGCAAAATATGGCCAGTCTGGATCATCAGTGAAGAAGTCTCTGTCGGATGCAGGAAAAGCTGCCAACAAAGCCGCTGAAGAAATCAAGCGCCTTGTCGAACAGGCGGACAAGTTCATCCGGAAGGCCTCCGAAGAGGTCGAGCTCGCCGGGTTGACGGGACTGCGGGCGGCGCTCCGGCAGAACGAGATCGAGTACGAAAACACGCTGAAGACCTTCGCCGGGCTCAAGGGGGCCAAGCTGGATGAGGCGACGGCAAGCGCCCTGGCCGTGAAGAACATGAAGGATGAGGCCGCCGTCCTCCGGGAGACGAACGACCAGCGGCAGAAGGCGGTGAATGCGGCCAAGGAGCAGGCGCAGCACGAACGGGATATGGCCGAGCTTGCCCGGCAGAACGCGGAGAAGTACGGCACCTTCGCCGAGGGGTGGGTCGTGGGACTCAAGGAGTTCCAGGAAAACGCGATCACCACGTTCAAGGCGGGGAGCGACGCCGTGGCCTCCCTGGCGGGGGCCATGTCCAGCACCATGTCGACGATGTTCTTCGACGTGATCACGGGGCGGTTCGAGAGCCTGCGGGACGCCTTCAAGTCCTTCGGGGATTCGATCCTCCGGATCTTCACGGACATGCTGGCTCAGATGGCCGTCAAGTCCATGATGTCCGGCCTGGGTGGGCTCTTCGGCGGTGCGGGGCTCCTGGGCGGGCTCTTCGGCGGCGGCGCGACGGCGGCGGCTGGATCGACCTTCGGGGCATCGTCCCTGGGGGGCGTCTTTTCCTCCGGGCTTCTGTTCCATGGCGGCGGTGTTGTTGGGTCCGGGGGGCAACAATCGCGGGCGGTTGACCCTTTCATTTTTGCCAACGCTCCCCGTTATCACAGAGGTTTATTCCCCGATGAGGTGCCAGCAATACTACAGAAGGGAGAAACGGTTCTCCCGAAAGGAACGTCTTTGTCCGGTGGCGAATCAGGAGGCAGCACCTACAATATCAACATCATGGCCATGGACTCGAAATCCATCCACGAGACTCTTGCCCGCAATCCGTCGGCGCTCATCGGGCCAATAACGAAGGCGCTGAAGCAAAACCAGATGAACCGGACATGGAAGGAGCTGTTGAAATAAGATGGCAGAGTTCCCGGCGACAAAGAAGGCAAGCGGCGGTGGCTATACCCTGAGCCCGGTATGGAGCACGATTGTTACAACGATGGATTCGGGCACAGAGCAGCGTCGGCAGAAATGGACCTTCCCGAAATATGACGTGAAGTTAACCTTTGCGGTTTTGACGGCCTCTGAAATTCAGGCGATCTGGAATTTCTTTGTTGCCCGACACGGATCCTTCGAGGCGTTCTATTTTTATACTTATGACTCACTCGCCTGGGCTGGTTGCTATATCGGGGCAGGAGACGGGGTGACGCAGACTTTCGACATTCCAGGGAAGTCAACATCAGCACAAACCATCTACGTTGACGGCATTTCAGATGAGGCCGTGACGATTCTGGTTGGCGGAGGCGCGGAATCGTCTGACCGGGTGACGTTCACTACTGCTCCGGCAGAGGGAACAATCCTCTCCTGTGACTTCACGGGATACATGCGGATCAAGTGCCGCTTCAAGGAGGATACGATGGACCGGGCGCACCTTCAATCAGTGCTTTACGCGACAGGAATTGAGCTGACGGGTCTGCACGGATGAAGACCTTTGACGCCAACATCAGCGCCGAGCTGGCGAAGGAATCGTTCCAACCGTACTGGCTGCTCGATATCGCGACTACTACGCCCATGCGGTACACGGATCTGGACCTGAACACCTACCACGACGGGAACCTCTATGTCTCGCGAGGTATGAAGATCGGGAACATCACCTCCGGGGCGACCGTCTCCGCCGAAAAGGTGGAGATCGAACTCGACGACGCCGACCAGGTGGTTACGGCCTACCTGCTTAATGAGGATGTGCGGAACAAGGCGGCGAGTCTCTATTTCGGGGTCATCGCCCGGACGGCGGTGGGGCTGGAAACGCAGCTTTCCCGGCATGTGCAGGAGGTTTGGCGGGGGTTTTGCGGCGGCTGGTGGCTGTCGGGCGATGCGGATTGCACGATTACGCTGACACACGAAAGCATTTTCTGGAAGAAGCAGCCCCTCCGGATGCAGTCTTCGTCATGCCAGTGGCCGTTTAAAGGAACGGAGGAATGCGGCTATTCCAGCGAAGCCGGATGGTGCGACAAATCCTACGACCGCTGCAAAAAGCTGGCGAGCTCGGACAACTTCGGCGGGTTCCGGTTCATCCCGGATCTGGCGGAAAAAGAGCTGTGGTGGGGCCGGAATCCTGCCCGAGCCCTGAGATAGGAGAATATATGCGGGAACAACGGAGGCCGGGGCCACGGATCATGGAGCAGTTCATCGGGAAGCCGTATGCCGTAAACGGCAGGGGCGGTGACGGATACGACTGTATCGGCCTGGTACGCGCCTATCTTCTTGAGCTGGGATGTGCGTTCCCCGACGGCTATAAGGGGATCACCCTGGACAATTACACGGATTTCTATCTGGCGGACCGGGCGGCGGCGAATGACCTGCTTCTTGAATTTTTTGATCTGCTTGGCGAGCCCGTTGTTTCGGATCATCCGCTGGCCGGGGACCTGTGCGTGGTCCGGCATGAGGACGGGAACCTGTATCCGGGGATCTACGCCGGGAACCGCAACATGATGGTGGTCGCCAGCGATGAGCTCGGAGTGTGCATCCTGCCCCTTGGGAAGCGGGAAATCGTGAAAATCAGGAGGCCGGAATTATGGCGATAGCCGGAGCGGCGGCGGCGATCAAGGCTTTCTGGGCGGCGTACGGCGCTTATATCTCCCTGGCCGCAATGTCTTTTTCTGTTGTGTCTTCGGTCATGTCCGCCCGGAAGGCCGCCAAGATGACGCAGCAGGAGTCCGCGTCCATCAAGCTCAACACCTGCGATTCCGTGCGTCGCCTCCCGGTGGTCTACGGCGAGGCAATCGTCGGGATCAATCGCGTCTATACGAATTTCAGCGGCAGCGACAACAAATACCTGCACCTCATCGGGACCCTGTGCGAAGGCGAAATCGAGGGGATCAAGCAGGTGGCCGGCGTGGATCAGCTTTTTATCAATGATCGGCTCTATACCGATTACGGGAACCGGGTCTATTACGAGTTTTTCAACGGCTCCCCAACTCAGAACGTCTGCGCCACGCTGCACACTGCCATCCCCGAGTGGAGCGACCCTCTCCGGAACACGGCCTATATTTATGTGCGGCTCAAATTCGATATGGATTATTTCCAGGCACTGCCAGACATCACTGTACACCTGGAAGGTCTCAAAGTTTACAACGCCGATACAACGGTGACGGAATACTCCCGCAACGGGGCGTGGGTGGCGCGGGACTTTCTGACGCGCTCATCGGTCCGAGGCGGCATGGGGTTCGGAGAGGCCCGGCTGAACGACGCCTCCTTTATCGACACGGCGGCCTATTGCACAGCCAAAGGATGGAACGTTGATTTCGCCCTGACGGGAGACTATTCCGCCGATGACTACCTCTCTCATATCCTTGCCGCCTTTCGCGGGGCGCTGATCTATTCCATGACGGATTTTCAGCTCCGATACCGGGACATGAATTACGAATCCGCCGTGATGGCCATTGACGAGGAGGATGTCGTTTCGGGGTCGATGACCATTACCCAGCCGGATGTGTTCGACACGCCGAACGCCATTAAGATTACCTACTTCAACAAGGAGAAAGGCTTTCAGGATGATACACTCGAATTTTCAGACCAGTCCCTTATCGCGGCGGATGGCGGCGACTACCGGGTCAAAACGATGGACATCCCGTCGATCTGCGAAGAACAGAACGCCCAGCGGATGGCCTGGTATTGGCTGGAACGGCTCCGGCAGAACAAGGAGGCCGACTTCGCCGGTTCGCAGAGGCTGTTCCTGCTCGACCCAATGGACCTCATCACCCTGTCGAGCACACGGTTCGGCTGGACCGGGAAATACTTCAGGGTAACAAAAACCGTCTACGATCCCGACGGTGACGTTCATATTTCCGCCGAGGAAGAGGATATCCGCTTTTATGACGATGTTTACAATCTCGCCGCCCGGACGTGGAACGACACCAACCTGATCACGCCGCTGACCGCCGTGCCGAGCGTGCGGAACGTGAGCCTCACGGAGGAGCAGTACGACTACCGGGACCGCACCTTCACCCGGCTCAAACTGGATTTCGAGGGGCCGACGGCGGAAGAGTTTCCGTTCTGGAAGGACGCCGAAATCTGGATGCGGGTGGGCGAGTCCGGGGATTACCGCTACATGACGCGGGCGACGGCGGATTACCTGGTTGACCCCGTGCAGGAGGGGGAAGTCTACTCGTTCAAGTTGGTTTCTGTTTCCATCTTCGAGACGCGGCAGGCCGACGCGGACGCTTTCACGATTTCGACGACCGTCGTCGGGAGAACAACCCTTCCGGGGAACATCAACTCCTTTTCCATCGTCGTGGCGGGGGACACCATGACCATCCAGGCGGACCCCCTGAACGAATCGGATATCGCCTATTATGAGCTGCGCATGGGGCCGACCTGGCGCGGCGGGCTCTACCTGGGGGCCAACGAGACCCCCAACTTCCGGTTCGTCGGTGTCCGTCCGGGAACGCATACGCTCTGGATGGCGGCCCGTGGGAACAATGGGTACTATTCCGAGACTCCCGTTTCCGCCACGGCGACGGTGTATTATCCTCCGGGATACGTCCTGATCCCCGTGGTCGGGGAATGGTCCTGGGATTATGACGCCATTGGGACGTTCGACAATACCGAGCACACGACGCACAGTGCCGCAGACGCCCTGATGTGCAGCCATTCCGGCAGCGAGGTGGGAGGGCTCACCGGGACATGGCTTTCGCCGGAATATGACCTGGGCTCCATCATGACCGTCCGGGTGTGGGGGGATTTTCTGTTCGATTTTCTCAACTCGGCGGCGACCTGGGATTCAATTTTTCCGTCCCCCACGACGACATGGTTTGACGTCATGACCCCGACAACCACCTGGGATGAGCTGTTCGCCAACGCTGGATATGGAGTCATCCAGGCCACGATCTATTGGGGCGACACCACGGGAAATCTCACGAACAGCGTTTCCGGATTCGAACTGCTTGCGGCGGAGTTTTCAGCGCGATATGTCCAGGTCCGGATCACGATCACGGACCCGAACTATGAATCCAATATGTACCTCTACACCCTCAACATGAAGGCGGCCTATTGGTCGTAGGAGATTGCGATATGGCAACGGATTGGAGGATCACCAACGTCACCCCGCAGGCGGGGGGGAAAATTACCGAGGCGCACGTCGAACTATTGGAAGATGGAGTCGTTATGACGCGGTTTTCTGTCGCCTATTCGACGCCCGAGCAATTCAAGGCGGAGATATTGCGGAAGACAAAAAAATACCAGAATAACGAGGCCCTGCAGAAGGCTGAAAAACAGGCCGAGGCGGAAAAAGCCTTGACGGAACTGAAGGAGGCGGCGGCGAAATCATGAGCCAGACCTATTACGATGATGTGTACAGCGGCAGCATGGCGGGGGCGACTACCCTGCAGCGGATCGAAAACAATTTCGCGGCGGTGAAATCCCTCTGGTCCGGGGCGACGGCTCCGTCCAATCGTGTCGGCGGAATGTTGTGGGTCGATACCACGCACCATCTCTTAAAACTGCGAAACGAGGCGAACACGTCCTGGCTGACGATCTGGGATTTGACGAAAGCGGACTTCGGCGCCATGTTCGCGGCGGCACTGGGCGTGCTGGACGGCGACCGGGGAGACATCACCGTCAGCGATGACGGCATGACCTGGACCATCTCCGCATCTGCCATTGCCGTTTCGCAGTTGGCGGAATATGCCGCCGGGAATTACCCTATCTGTGTGTCTGTCGGTGAGACTAAAATCAAAAACACCGCCTACACCAAGGCTAAAGAGATTTATCTCAGCCGGGGCGGAACGGTTCGGGTGAAGTTCAAGGCATATTCGGATTACGCGGGCGGCTATGCCCGCGTGTATATCAACGGAGTGGCACGCGGCACAGAGCGGGAACTGCCGACATCCGGATACCAGTCCACGGCTGTTTCCGAGGATTTAAACGTCAGCGCCAAGGACCGCGTGCAACTCTACGTCAAGGGGGCATCCGGGGCAACCCTGTATTCCAAGGAGTTCGGGGTTTACACGGCGAGCCTGGAACAGACCTGCGTTACGGTGGAATAAAAAAGGAGTTAAAGATGAATTATCTGAAGAACATTTTTCTTATTTTGATTGTCGGGGAGGTAGACATCGGGTCAGGGTAAATCCGCCTCGGTTGGATTTCGAGGCGGCAAACCCCTGATTACCTACCCGTTCCGCTTAATCTCGCTCATCAAGGAATTCGTCTGGTTTGCAAAAGAGGCGGCAGGTGCAAATTGTAAGGCAAATATCGCCATCGTCTACAACATCACCCTTCGGCTCCCCAAACCCAGCGCAATAATCTCCGCACGAACACTCAATCATATGCTGGCAAAATTGCTCTTTTAGCTCGCTTCCCCTGCGGAGCCATAAAAATCCATCCTCATCGATTTTGATCTTAATCATTTTCCCCTCCCTCTTGCGGGTCAACTTATCCGGGGTCAATGGCCTAATCTCCAAAGCCAAGCCGTTCCTGGTACGATACGAAGTATGTCACCGATCCGCCGGGGCGGACATCCATCCTCCCCGTGGTGATCCAGCGGGTTTTCAGCCCCCGCTTGATGGGGAACCGCTGGAGTTCCTTGGACAGATATTTTCCCGTCGATGCGATGAGGTCCTTCATCGTTTTCGCCTTGGCCGGCAGGGGGACCTTGATTTCCTCCCGCTCTTCAAATCCTGTGGGTATTTTCATGGTGAGATTTTTCATTTTCGTTTCCGTCCCCTCTTCCGCCAGAACCCGAGGCACGACGCGAACGGTCCCGGAAGGAACCCGAGCGCCATGCCGTGGAGGAAACAGATCGTTTTCCCCCAGCGGCGGCAGTCCTGACAGATGTTGTTCATGTTAAAACCCCTGATCCTTGCCATGCCATGCCAAGCCTAGCCCAGTCCCTTGTGTGACAAAAACTTTTCAGCCCACACCGCGAACCCTGCCGGATCGTCCTTCAGCAGGGCCAGCTTCTTCCGCGCGAACTGGTTGCCGCCGATGGCGCAGGTGTTCAGGGCTATGATGAGATAAGGGTATCTTATTTTTATTTCTGTGGCAGTCATTCCGCCCTCCAATTGGTGACCGTGACCGGGCTTGATACCGGCTTGTGGTTGTATCCGATATTTGAAAGCGCTTAACACGATTAGCCAGTTCCGCATTGCCTGCTCATATGGCCTTTATACGTGCTCTAGCGTCGGAAGCGCGCGGGAGGCTCTATCCCTAACCACTACGCCCTATAGCGTGTCCATCCACGCCGCACGGCCTTGTCTTTTTGGTCTTGGTGGCTGGATTTGAACCAGCGGCTTCTCGCTCCCAGGGCGAGTGCGCTACCAGACTGCGCTACACCAAGGGCCTTTCGTTCCTATGGTTGCCGGTCTTTCCCGGCTGTCACAAGGGTTGCCACGTCTCTTTGCCGCGCGGAGTAGGTGGCTGTGATCCTAGTTCCAGGTTTAGTTGGCGACTTTCCTTCACCCGCCGCTATCTAACATCTAATCCACAGTATCCCGATCTGGATCAACTGAGAAATCGCCAAAGGGAAACTCAAAGGCATTATCGCAGCCTGTATCGTAAAATCCATCCTCGTTATAAGTCCATACGCATCCATTCATCTATCTACAGCTTCATCCCCTCCAAAAACTCATCCACCAACAACGCGAACCGGACGGGGTTGAGCAGACAGTCTATCCAATCAACCATAGCATCCTCGACGCAATGAAATCTGCCCTTATTGTCGCGGTTGTGCATCACGGCGACGTACGCCATAAACTGGAACCACATTCCCTCCGCAACCAGCTTCTCCTTCAGCGCCAGCATGTCGTTTCCGACGGTGAAGGTGCGGTTTCCACTATTCCATAGAGTGATCGGGCTTCGCGTGTCCAGTCCGAGCCATTCACAGAGGCGCTTGCACACCTCTTTTGGTACTGCATTTGTTACTGCATTTGGTACTGCACTATTCTCACTCATCCTCGGCCCCCTTCGTTAGCATGTTTCCTTGCAGGAATCTAGTCCGCATTGCAGTCTGTCATTCTCTTCCCTGAGCCGCTTGACCTCTGCGATCAGCCAGTCAACATCGTCAATCCCCTGGCTAATCACTCCCCCGAACGCCGCACGGATTAACTTGGTACGTTCATGGCGTTGTTCAATTTCTTGCATGTTCGGCTCCATCTAGTCCTCCTCCTCTTTCCATCCCAACTCCACCAGCAGTCTCATAAACCCTCCCCAGTCAGTCCGGGCCAGTTCAAGCAGCTCTATCGCCGACTCATTCCCTTCTATGGCGCAGGAGGACAGGGCGGCAATTATATTTGACAGTTCGGTGTTCATTCTTCCTCCCCCCGGCTGCACTGATTGCCGCCGGTTATTCGATCCGATACCGGCAAAACGGGAATAATCATTCAACCGGCGCGGCAGGACAGCGTTCGCCGGATTTATCGACCAGCTTTTCACAAGTTCGACAGATCGACGCAGTTACATAGCCGCCCTGGGGACACTCAAAACGTTCTTCATGTTCCGGCTCAGGGGGAGGCGGGTCGCTCTTTTTGTTCTTCTCGACGTACTTCTCGAAAGCGCCCCAAAACGCTGACGGCTGTTTCATGGCCTCAATCTTTACAGTGTCAGCCGTGCACCGTTCGCGGGAGGCAATTCCGGCGATAAACGCATCAAGCATGTCTGTGTCGGTATCGGCAGGGATGGAAACTTCAAACTGTTTCAAGGTTTCTTCCGTTTCGTCCGGCTGCTCAACATCAAACGGAGCGCCTCCTGCCTCATAACCTGCGGATGTCTGCACCATCTCGATGTCCTCAATCTCCTCTGCGGTCTGGAGGCCCAGCAGGGCGCCGGGGCAGTTCACGCGGGCAAAGAACATGGCGGCCCGGTAACGAAACATCAGGTCAGGCATGGTCTGCCATTTGGAAAGCTGGTCCTTTTTCGGCTTTGTCCATCCCTCGGCCACCGCCATCTCCCATGTAACCGGAGGCCCTTCAACGATCTCCTTTGTTCTCAGTTCTGTGGCGTAGGCGACACATGAATCAGGGCGGGCAACGCCCTTCTCGGTCTTGCCGGCACCGACCATCTTGAACTTGATCGGGGAAAAGCGGCCCGTTCCTTCCACGAGGGCAATGGCCATCTTTCCTTCAATCCCCGGGCGTCCATGAACAACGTAGATGTTTTGCATACACATGAACGGGTCCAGTCCGAGCCGGTCGGCGAGGTTAAGGGCGATAACGCAGTTTGCGACCTTTCCCTGAAAGTGTGACGGCACGAGGTCCGATGAGGCCAGCAAGGTTGCGACTCGCTGTGCGTTTGCGAAACGGTCCATGTCAAGGAAGATCGATCTTGAAACGGTAATTCCGGGTTGTACGGTGGAAAGCTCTTTGTTCATTGGTTTTCCTTTCTTGTTTTATTGGAGCGGAGGCCTTTCACTCCCTGACCTCCTATATCTTCCCGGACGACTCTACCGGGTGCGTATCCATACTATCGGACGAGGAGGCTCACGTTCTGTTATCCTCTGAACGAGGTTGATGTTTTTTCGTAGATCTTTACGCCGGGTATCGACCGCACGCCCATCCGCACGGCGTCATTGATCTTCTTGGTATCCACCATCAGATATTCCCTGGGAACAAGGCTTTCGTCCTCAATTTCCGCTGTCCACACTTTCCTTTGGTACGATGATCCTGATTCAGTGCGGGTGATGTTCTCTACTTTCGGAACGATTGGTGCCGGAACGACCGGGGCCTGGATCTCGCGCTCCTTGACTTCGGCCTCTGCCTTCTTCCGTGCTGCATCAATCTCCGCTTGGCTTGCCGTTCTTTTCCTGGCCTCTTCCTCTGCCAGCCGTGCGGCTTCCTCTCGGGCCTTCCGGTTCACTTCTGCGGCTTCCCGGTCGAGACGGGCCTGTAGTTCCTGGGCGGCCTTACGTGCGGCTTCTTCTGCCTTCCGGCGCTCCAATTCCTGCTGATACTTATAGGTGTTGATCTTCTGCTTCAGCGTTTCCTCGGCCTCGGCAAGCTTCCCGGTGATCATCTTGCAGTAACCGTTGACCGAATCGACAAACCCCTTTGGCTCGCTGATGATCTGCTTGCGCTGCAACTCGATGTCCTTCAGGGCTTTTTTGCTCTTTCCCCCTATGGACACCGCGTCCTGGAGCGTTGCGTCACTGTCCACCTTGACGGCCTTTGCTTGCAGTTCAATGGCCTCGGCGGCCTTGACGTAATCCGCAAACTTTGGCTTGACCGTTTCCAGGGATAGTGTTGTGGCTGGTGCTACTTCGTACTGCGCGTCAACGACTTCCTCCTTAATTTGGCTTTCATCTAAAGCACTCTCGAAATTCATTATCTCCCCTTTCTATTGATTGTCCTGTAACTTAATCTTTGCCCTGCGAGCACGTTCGTATGCTGCATGGCACGATGCATGGTAAAAATGGTTGACCCGTCCTTTGCTTTTGAGATTTACCATTTTATCTGGCGAGTCGTATTTGTGGCATAACCGACATGGCCTCCAATTACTATGTCCGCATTGCTCCAGGGCGCGATCCTGTGCATGAAGAAAATTGTGGTATCGTTGGCTCGGGCAAAGTATTAAATTATGCAATGAGTTGTCTGATTTGATTCCGTTACGATGATGAATAACGTATCCATTCGGCAATGTTCTGCCTAATGCTTGTTCAGCAACATAAATATGCTCCCTCACATAACCGTGCGAGTCAGCCCTGTGGTGGTCTTTCTTGAGCAATAAAATGTATCCATCTTTATCTTTCCTGGCTCCTCCCTTCCATGTCGGGCTTTCATCTCCAGTTTGGTGATAATTTCGTAACGTATGCCCATTGACATAGCGCCTCGGTTCTCCTTTAACAAATCCCCTACGTGGATCTGATTGCGTGTTAAATTTTGTTTTCTCTCCGCAACCGCAATGACAATATCCATACGGAACGTCCATGTTATGCTACCTCGAAATAATTATATAAATTAAGAGCTTGCAAGAAAAGGTTAAAGTAATAATTAGGGTTTTCGTAGTAAGTCATTTTTGGAGTTTTCCCTTCAGGTGATAATTGCAAGCAGCCTATCTTATCTGGATGGTAACCATTCAATTCACATAGCCTATTGTATGCTGCGCACTGAAGAGCCCATCCACGCTTTGACTGAACTGGCGTCTTTATGTCTGCCAAAAGAAGGATATTTTCTTTCGTTCGCACCAACAAATCAATTTGGCCAGTGAATCCGAACGATTCATCTGTCATTCGCACCTCACTGAGGACCGTCTCGGAAACAATCTTATCAAACCATATCCTGAAGCTCTCAACGTATGGTCGGCAATCATCAGATATTGACACGATAAAGTCACCATTAGCGATACGCGAACAATATTCATGTGTTTCAGTTCCGCGAGAGGCGGCATATTGCAGTGTCGCCTCCGGAATCTTGTCCAGACCGGACCAGGGAGATATAATTTCCGTAACCCTCGGATAGTTCATTCTCTGTCTCCCCTTCTGTGCTTATCCACGAAGATCCGGATCGCATCTATGCAGTCATCAACGGCAAGCGCTTTCCGGATGCCCATTGTTATTTTTTCCTTTTTCCCTTGATATTCATGCCCGGTATAAATTGTTATTGTTGGATTCCCTTTGAATTCTCCCTCTTCAGCGCGTGGCGTCGGCATTCCAATCTCCTTGTAGTCTCCTGGTTGGAGAGTCCATATGCTTTAATTATCCCTTCATGATTGCCCGAAGCAGGGCCATCAGAATCAACCACACCACAAACAATCCAAAGGCCGCCTCAAGGCCGATCTTGCTTCCCTTGTCACAGCACTTTACGGCGTATGATGTGATCTTTTCGGCTGTCTCGATCTTGATCAGGTTCTTCATTTCTTCGTTACCTTGGGCGTCCATCCCCTGCACCAGCCGCGTTCCGTCGGGTGGTAGCCGACCTGTTTGTACTCGTGGCATGACGGCTGACGAAATTTCCTGCATTCTTTGCATTCACCTTCCATTTTGGTTGTCATTGGATTTTCCTCGTTTGTCTCGTGGTGGTCGAAGCGGGAGTCGAACCCGCACGGATATCGCCCTACCTTGGGGTCACACGGCCATTTAAAAAGTCTGTCCTGCTTTCCGATCTGCCTGTTATTGTGACCAACTTCATAAATATCATCTTATCTTCTATACGCATCGGCTACACCCTCCTACCGAAACGGGCACCGTTGCCCGTCCTTGTTGAAAAAATACCAACCGGCTTTGTCTTTCCACACGACCGAAACGCGATGCTTCATGCCGTGTTTCCGGAGCAGCTTTTTGAACTCGATTCGCTCCCCGTAATTCTCGAATCCCCCACAATCAATGTTCATTGCTTGGTGAATGGCTGCCGGCCAGAGGATTATGGAGAGAGCGATCAAGAGTTTCATTGTTTGCCTCCTCGTGTTGCTACGTTTTGAGATACGATAATTTAATGGAATGAATTTGTCAACACTTATTTTCCCTCTTGACAAACATTTTTTATTAACTTAAAATCCCGCCATGAAATTCAGCAAATACCTCGACATGACAAAAACAAAACCGGCACAGTTTGCCAAAGCCCACAAAATGAACGTGGTCACGGTGTGGCGGATCTATAACGGCAAACCGTGCAACGGGCGGATTGCGCTCGCGATCAGAGCGGCTACAGATGGTGCCGTTACGCTGGAAGAGCTGCTTTTCCCGGCGACCGACAAATAGGACTCTTTGGCTTTACCATGCTCACCTCCTCAAGACCGTGGCCCCGTGGCTGCTTATGCAAACGGGGCAAATAATAAAACATGGAAACCTTTCTCTGCACCAAAATCGAATCCCGCCCCCAGATGACATTCAAGGCATGCGAAGCCAGGAAAAGGCAGTGCATCGAGAAGGATCACGCCGGGACGATGAATCAGTTTGCGGAATGCAGGGACTGCAGGGGTTGGACGGATGCCCCCCAATATCACATCGGGGACAATACCCGCCACCACAAGTATCCGTGCAAGTGCTGCGGGGCTTCGGTTTGGCTGACGGGCGATTATTGTTCATTTTGCCGCAGCCAGTTTGCAGTTGCCAATGGGCATGGGATTTCGCAGGCAGCCGCGATCCCGAAAATACGAGAATATTTCGCAAATGGAGGAAAACGACAGAAAGGCGGCCGCGGAGCAAAAACACGCGTGCAAACCTTAATTGATTGGAAAGGAGAATGGGAGGGAATGGCATCACCGAAAATCACCTGCTGGTGTTGTGAGAGGGAAAACCAGTTTTTGAAGAAGAAGGTCGACGGCCATCAGGTATGCGGATTCTGCGCAAAGCACCTGCAGAACGCAATAAGCGCCGGCGTGCATCCGGACATGGCAAAGGAGGAAATCAAGGTGGTTGCCTGGAACCTGAATCCAGGCCGCTGGCCGGAGAAGGATCTGTGGTCGTGGAACAAGGCAACCGACAAGAAAAACTTGACGGTTCAGGAAAAGCCGCAATCCGAAAATGTTCCGGAAGAGAGGAGCCCGCCTGTCAAAAAGCTCAGGGCCATCTACATCCCGCTCGCGACAGAACGCGACCAAAAGATACTTGATTTCATCGATGAACTCGCCATGGACCACCGGCAGAGCCGCAACCAGAAAATCCTTTCCATCCTGGAAGATGCGATGATCCGGGCTCTCGATTTCGGAGAAGGGAAGGCGGCATGACCCTCGTGGTCATTTTCTTAACCGGCCTTCTCGTGGGCGCATATCTGGGCGTTATCGTAGTCGGGATGTGTGTCGCGGCAAGCAGAAAGCGGCCGAAGAAAATTTAATAATCAGGAGGAAGTGTGAATGCAGGAAATTACGGATGATGTATTACAGGCCATTTCAGGGGATATTGAGAAGCTCTTGCTGGAACAGAGGGAAGGGATCGCTTTTGCCTGCCGGAAAATCCCGGAAGGTATCAAGGTGTCCATCGGGGTCGAGCTGGACCAGACCACAGATGGTGTGGCTGTAAATTACACGGTGACGTATCCTCTGGAGCCAAAACCCGAAACACGGCACAAGCAGAAGGTTCAGAAAGCCGCGATGATCAACTTTTGCCGGGGCGATCTACAAAAGAGGTCCCGCGATGCCTGAACCACGCCTGTCGGAAGCAGCCATAACAAGATCCATCCGGATGTTGCTCAAGACGCTCGGTGTTTTCCATTGGAAGCAACACCAGGGATTGGGATCGACACCCGGTGTTCCGGACATCATCGGAATCTGGCAAGGCAGGATGCTTGGGATCGAGGTGAAAACGGCCAAGGGAAAGCTGTCCGTTCAACAACAGCGATTCCTCGACGCCATCAGGCGTGAAGGCGGCATGAAGATGAATCCAACGCTGGCGGCGGAGGGTGATGCCTGATGGTTATCGTCGGTATTGATCCCGGATTCAGCGGTGCGGTGGCCATTAAGGACGGATCAGCCCCGCCAATTGTACTGGACATGCCTATTCTGAAAGACGGAAAGCATCAAGAAATCGATGAGGTACGGTTGCGGACGATCCTCGCCGAATATGATGCTGACCATGTTTTTTTGGAGAAATCGCAGGCCATGCCAGGGCAGGGAATCAGTTCCACAGCTCGGTACATGATGTCTTTCGGTCAGGTTCGCGGTCTCTGCGCCGGGATGAAGATACCCTACACCCTGGTCCATCCACGGACCTGGAAGAAGGCCATGATGCCTGACATGCCGAAAGAAAAACAGGCTTCCATCGTTCGCGCCCTTCAACTATTCCCCGACATTGAACTACCAAGAAAGAAGGACCACGGAAAAGCCGACGCCCTTCTTCTGTGCGTTTTTGGGATCAGACAATTATCCGGTAAATGTGAGGTGTAAAGTGGAGCAGTTATCTTTTCTCTTGGACACCCTGGTTGACCTTCCTTCCGTGGATGACGAAATCTCCGGGCTGCTGAAACTCGTCAAGAACCGGATGTACACAGAGGAGTGTCTCGACAGGGAGTTTGAAGAAGTGAAAGCGGCCTTGATGCAGGCCTCCGACAAGTCGGGGATACTGCCATGGGACCTTGTGTCTGCGGCCAGAAAGTGGGTTATCGCCCAATCAAACCTGTCGGCTATTCAGGCGATCCGGTATGCTGCCGGCGTGCCGCAGTATTGAGGATGATAAAGAAATGACCACAAAAGCGATCATTACCAAACACGACAGTGGAGCCATAGAGGTTGCGGTAGGCAACGAGCTGTATGTGTTCACTGACCAGGAACTCTCCTTCGCAAAAAGGCGAGGAGAGTCTGTTAAACGGAATAGGAAATTGGCGGATAGGCTGATCACCGAAAAGGGAGGTCTTTGGCTCCTCCTTTCCGCCATAAACCAAGCCTAATCTTGCGTAACTAGAGCACGCCGAAGGTGCAAATTAATGGCAAATCCGCAGATTGAAGATGGATACACCAAGATTGCAAACGACATCATGGATGCTCTAATTGCTGCGAATCTTTCAGGGCAGGAAATGAGAGTGGCCTTGTTTGTTATCAGAAAGACGTATGGGTTCAACAAAACCGAGGATTATATCTCGTTGTCGCAGATAATGAAAGCCCTTGGAATATTGAAAGTAAGGGCCTCACAAGTAGTAACGTCCATAGTGTTAATGAAAATATTAACCGTTACGGAAAACATTAACGGTCTAACTAAAAAGTATAAATTTAACAAGAACTTTGATGAATGGGATACCGTTAATAAAAACATTAACCGTAAAGGAAAAACGAAACAGACCGTTAATGTTTTACGAAATAGACCGTTAATGAAAACATTAACTACAAAAGACACTATTACAAAAGACACTATTACAAAAGACAAGAGTATGTCCGTTTTTGTTTTTTGGAATGAGTCCGGACTGATTAAACACAGTGATTTCTCGAAGCATGAACCCGCTATCAGATCGGCTTTCAAGCATAACTCCAAAGACGATATCGAAGCAGCAATTAAAAATTATGCAACTGTCATCAATGATCCTGATTGTTTTTGGACATACAGGTGGACATTGAAAGACTTTTTGAATCGTGGGCTGGATAGATTCCTTCCGGTAAATTTTCAACATGATGATTTTTTGTCCAGGGGGAACAACGGCAACGGTGGAAAGCCGGAATTGCCGCAACCTAAACCAAGGAAAGTTTTAGGGAACGTCAAATGTCCATGCTGCGGAAAATCCGTATTCGAACTTGACATGACCGAAGATGGAATGTGCCAGAAGTGCTTCATCGAATTATCAAACAGCCGAAATACCAGCGTTATGAACAAAATAAAATCACTTACCGAGGCTTACTGATGAGCAAAAAAGAAAGAGACCCCTCCATGACGAAAGTCATGCCGAACGATAGCGAGGCAGAAAAGGCACTCCTTTGCGGGTTGATGCAAAGCAACGACGCGATAGCCGACGCATTGGAAATTATTTCCAGGAACGGAGACGAGTTCTACTACACGGCGAATAAGCTAATGTTTCAGGCCATTATTTCCCTGGTCGATTACAGTACTCCGGCAGACATGGTGACGGTGGCCAGCAGGCTGGAAGAAAACGGGAATCTAGCCAAAGCTGGCGGTCATGCCTACATCTCCAGCGTGATTGACGTATTCGCTCCATCAACAATGGTTTCACATTATGCGGAGATGGTTAAGGCAAAGGCTGTCGAAAGAACGATTATTTCAGAGTCATCGCGCCTGATCGAAACCGCGTACAATCCGGCAATGACGACGGAAGATATCCTGCAGGAAGCCCAGAGAACCATACTCTCGTTGAGCCTCGGCAAGGAAGAAAACACCATGCAGAGCGCCTATGAAATCGCCAAGAGAACACACAAGCTGATCGAGGAGAGGTATGAGCAAAAGGGCGGAGTTCTTTCCGGAGTGCCGACGCGATTCACGGAAATCGATGAAATGACCGGTGGCATGAACCCCGGTGATTTGTGGATTATTGCTGCAAGACCCGGTATGGGAAAGAGCGCACTCGCCGTAGACATCGCTTTTCATGCCGCATTGTCAGGTTACAAGGGCGCGATATTCTCCCTCGAAATGCCCAAAGATAGCCTGATGATCCGCATACTTTCCAGCATGTGCCGAATTGACTCCCGTCTGTTAAGCAAGGGCCTCATTGCAGAAGATCAGTGGTTTAAATTGAGCCAAGCCGCAGCGAAAATCAGTGAAGCACCCCTGTACATCGACGACAAGGCCGCAATCACTCCGACAGAAATTATGGCGAAATGCCGGAAGCTGAAAGGCGACAAAGGGCTTGATCTTGTAGTCGTGGATTACCTGCAGCTCATGAAAATCCCCGGATTCAACGAATCGAGGGAGCAGACCGTTGCGGAAATCAGCCGGAGCATGAAAATGCTTGCCAGGGATCTGAATATCCCGGTTATCGCGCTGTCTCAGCTTAACCGGCAGGTTGAGCAACGCACGGACAAACGTCCGGGCCTTGGCGATCTGCGTGAGTCTGGAGCGATTGAGCAGGATGCTGATTTGGTGGCTTTCATCTACCGTGACGACATGTACAACAAATCCGATGACAATCCGAGAAAAGGGATTGCCGAAATCATGATTGAGAAACATCGGAATGGGAAGACCGGGACAGTAGAGCTTGCCTACCTGGAAAAATATACCCGTTTCGAGAACCTTGCAACGACGACGTGGGAAGAGGGTAAAGAAAAACGGAGGCAGGGACAATGATCAACAAGGCGATTTTGGTAGGCAGGCTGGGAAAAGATCCTGAAGTTCGATACACGCCGGATGGCGCCATGGTTACGAGCTTCAGTCTGGCCACAGATGAACAGTGGAAAGATAAAAGCGGTGAAAAGGTTCAGAAAACCGAGTGGCACAACATTGTAACCTTCGGCAAGCTTGCGGAAATCTGCGAAAAATACCTTGCGAAGGGCAGCTTGGTCTACCTGGAGGGGAAGTTGAGAACTGAATCGTGGGATAAGGACGGCCAAACGCATTACGCCACAAAGATCATTGTCCGGGATATGAAGATGCTTGGCTCCAAGGGATCTGGCGAGGGGCAGAAGTCATCCGGAGAAGGGGGTTATAGCCCGTTCAACGGCGACGACGATGTGCCCTTCTGAGGTGGAGAATGACTGAACTTAAACCGTTTACACCAGAAATACTTGCATTGCCTATCGAAGTTCAGGAACGTATTGCAATCATGACGGTCGATGGTGAAATGAGCGACAACGAGGCGTTGTTGATATTGGGGTACAAATTGGAGAACAAGAATGTGCAACGAGAAAACATGCGAGGTTTGCCACGGAAACGGAACGGTCAAAAAAGATCTAGGCTGGAACCCGTTCCCCTGGATCAAGGACGGCAAATTGACTGAGGTCAAACCATGCCCGCGGTGCGTAACAGATCCAGCGGAGGAAAGGAAGATCAAGAGGGAATTTGAACGGCCTCCCGATAGTTTCGTCAGCAGGGGTTGAATAAATCAATCCTGATAGGGCAAATCTGGCCCAGGATTAAAAAATAGGGCAAGAGACGGACATGGAACCGTCTTGGCATGAGAAAATCCAACAGAGGGCAAATATGAACGAAACAGATTTCCTGAAACTCGTAAAAGAACGGCAGGCGAAATGCTACGCGCTGCTGGTCAAGAAAAGCGGTGAATACAGCCGCAACAACGACAAGTTGCACAATTTCAAGATGGCCGCACGAATGGAAGGCAAGAGCCCTGAAGAGGCATTGCGGGGAATGTGGATGAAGCACCTTGTTTCGATCATGGACATCATCGACGACATCGAGATAAGGGGTGGGTGGCCTGACGCTTTTGTGCTGGCGGAAAAGTTGGATGATAACCACAATTACTTGCACCTTCTTGAGGCGTTGATAGTTGAGAGGATGAGCAATGAGCGGACCTGAAATCTTTATGATCGGGATGTTCTGCGGTGCTTATGGAATGTTTACCTTGATCGGCATGATGTGGTGTTGCAGTCGTGATCCGGCACCTCCTGGTACCGTAATGGTGAACACGAAAGGGGAAGAGCAATGGGCGCATTAATCACGGTGCTGTTTGTGATGCTGGTATGTCTGCTGATTATCGTTGCGATAGCAAGGTGGATCTTCCGGATCAATGAGATCATTGAATTGCTGAAGGTGATTGCAGGTCAAGGTCATGACCGATAAGGAAATGACGCAGCGGATAAACCAGCTGGAGCTTGACATCCTGCGTCTGAAGGCACAGAATAACATGATGAAGCTGCTCTTGTGCGGATCACTGGAAACATTCAGTAAGCGGCTGGATCTTTACGCAGCGCAAGTGCCTGCAGGATGGAAGCAAGGCAGGATTACTCGGCAGACATCGCCGGAGAAGGTGAGCGCATTAAGGGAGTCATTATCAGGGGGAGGCGGAAAAGGGCGGGATTGAATGAGCCATGTACATACATGTCTTATTCTATGGTGAGGGACAGCCCGTCCAGGTACCTACTCTAACGCCTTATGGGGGAATTATGAAACGGCAGCACCCTGATAATTATTGTCTTAGCTGTGGACAAGAACTAACAGGCAGACATCAGTCTAAGTATTGTTCTCGTGATTGCATGTGGGCTTTTCAGAGAAGGGAGAGGAGAGAGGTCAGTGAAGCCAAGCGGCGCAGGGTGTGCGAAATGT